GCGGTGCCGAGGTCGGCAATCAGGTCCGATAGGCCGAGCTGTGCGGCGGCGCCTTTTGCGTCGGCGGCGGCGGCATCAACTGCTGCGGCAGCAGCGGCGTCAGCGGCATCGCCCGCGGCAGTGATCACGCTCGACAGCCGGTATTCGATAGATGCCGGGTCAGTGCTGCCCGTTTTTCCGACGTGCGCCTGCGTGGCTTCTATTGCGTCCGAAAGCTCCTGGTGATGATCGTCGTGGTACGGCCCAGGATCTCCGAGCGCGGCATTTTCCGGGTCTGCGGGCACCGGGGAAATCGTGTCGAGCGCGCCGGGGAATGCGGATGTAGTCATGGTCAGGCCGATGTTGTGATTTCTGGCAGAACGGTTAGCGTCGACGTCGCGGCGCACGCGGCAAGTACGCTGCCATCTGCCCGGATCAGTTCGATGTCGAAATATCGCTTGGCAGCCGACAGCAACAGCGTAGCGGTCGGCGTCAGTACAAGATTCAATGATGCGGCGGCGGCGTCCATCAGCAGACCGCCGCTCGTGTGCCTGTAGGTGGCAAGCACAGGCCCGCTCACGCTGCCCTTGACGTCCATTCGCGCCTCAATGAACTGCGAAAGGTCGAGCGGCCGGCGAAAGACGAGATGCCCGCCGCTGGTATAAACGCCAAGGCTCGCGGCGTTGACGTCGTTGAATTCGACAGTGTCGACATCAACCATGGTGACGCGCCGGAAGCTGTCATCCTGAACGCCGTCCCACGGAGTATTTATCTCGCTCATGCCCACTGCCGCCTGCACAAGCGCGCGCCATCCGTCCGGGCAGCCGTGCGCGAGCGCTGTGATGCGTACCGGAGCGCTGTTGGCAATGGCTGTGATTGGGGCGTAGACAAGCTGATCGGTTTCAAGCCGAATCGGGATGTCTGCGCTCGCGCCGCGACGGATCGTTAGGTTTAGCCTGGTGAGCATGGTCACGTCCAAAAAAAAGCCGCCCATCACCGGGCGGCTTTCTGGTCTTCGATCGACGGCTTAGGTGGTGGCGATCTTCAACAGCTTGATTGCCTGCGAGTTGCGAATGGAGCCACCGACGCGCTTGCGGACGTAGAACTTTACGTATCCAGGAGTGGTGATCTCGTCACGGGTGATGCGCATTCCAACCCGGTCGGCGATCAAGTACCCTTCGCGGAAGTCCCCGAAAGCCAGCGGGAAGGCGTTTGCAGCGACTGCCGGCATGGCCTCCGCTTCTGTGACTCCGTATCCGAGGAACGTGGCCGGCTGGCCGGCGACTACGGACGGCTGCCACAAATACTGATTCTGTCCGTCCTTGTACTTGCGCATCGCGGCCAGCACCAGCTTGGACGTCACCCACTGAGCGTTTGCGCGGTAACGCGCACGCAGCGAATAGACGATGTCGTAGAACAGGTCCGCAGAGGTCGGCATTGCCGCCGCCTGCCCGCCTGCGACGTATTGCAGGACACCGAATGCGCGCGAGGCGTCGGCTGTAGACACGGGCGTTCCATTCAGGAACCCGGTGGGCTTCTTGGTGCCGTTTCCGCTGACAAACGCGGCCCCTTCTCCAGCTGCGATGGTTTCGGCCGACGACCCGATCAGCCAGTTTTCGACATCGAAGAAGAGGTCGTCGAGCGACTCTTCGGACGCCTGCGGCTTGGCGCTAGCCATACCGAAGGTCGGCGCGACTTCAGCCAGGTCGGGCGTGTTGGTCTGAGCCCTGGTATCCGTCTCGCCGACCCACTCGAATCCGGCGCCATTGACGTCGAACAGCTCCTTGTAATCAGTCGTCCCAACCGTGCGGACGGTAGCGATCTGGCGGATTGGGGAGATGTCGACCGACAGGCGCGCAATGCTGCGCTCGATCTGTTCCGGCAGGGCAAACCCGCCGGCAGAGCCTGTTCCAACAACCGTCGCGGCGGAGCGTGACTCCCGGCCCGTCGCGCGATTCTTGGCTTCAAGGGCTTTGTGCTTCTCGTGCACAGCACTCTTGCGCTCGGGGTCCTCCGGGCTGCGCATCCAGTCCAGGAAGGCGTGCTTGTACTCGACCACTTCGATTGATTGCTGGTCTTTGTCGTCGCCGCCAAAAGCGCCGGGGCGCGCAAGCTTTGTTTCCATCTTCTCGAGACGCGACTTCATCTCGGTCAGGCTATTCATGCGCTCGTCCATGGCGGCGAGCTTGGCGTCGTGGGATTCGGTTGAGCCACCGGCCTTGATGGCATCCAAGCGGGCGTCGTTGGTCTTCTTGTACTCGGCGAAGGCGATATTGATCTGTTCGAGAGTGTCGGCGACGGTCTTGATGCTCGGGTCGTCGCGCTTTTCGTAGGCGCCAGCGGCGGCGAGGCGCAACTGGAAAGCGGCAAAATGCATGGCCATGGTGGAAAGAATGGTTTTCATTACTGGTCCTTTAGGGATGATTTTAGGGATTCGAGCAGCCTTGCTGCCGATTTGATGGCGACGGCGGTTGAATCGGCAGAATCTCTCCGCGCTTCTCCCATCCGCATGACGCGCGACACGAAGGCCGTAGCGTCTGACTTGCTGAACCCGGCATCGCGCAGGGCTTTTTCTGCATCCTTCGGTGCCCCCATCTCGGAGACGGACTTGACGCTGGTGACGCGCGCCTTTTCGTTAGCGGGGAATGTCACAAGCGAGACTTCCCAAAGATCAATTTCTGTGAGGGTTCTAACCTCCGAATCCTTGTCGTAAGCCCATTGCTTGGACATGAAGCCGATAGACAAGCCGTTAAGCGCGCCCATTTTGAGCAGTGATTGTGCTTCCTTGCCTCGCACGGTATCGAGCGCTAGTCGCCCCTTGATGCGCAACCCGTGGGCGTCTTCTGCCATCTCCGTCCAAACGCCGATCGGGGCGCCGTCGTCGTGCTGCCAGAGCATGGCGGGCATTGTGCCGGCGGCCTTGTGCTCGGCCAGAGATGCGGAAAATGCTCCGTTGGCGATAATGTCGTCCCAGTTGTCGCGGACGCCGAATACCGAGCCGTATCCTTCGATGGTTCCGTCGTCGCCAGAGGCCTTTATCTGCAGAGCGAACGAGCGCACCTCGCGGGATCCATCGGAGCCCTTGCGATCTAGCGGCCCAGCGACAGACCGCCGAGGGGCGCTCTGCCGCGGCTGTTCCTGGCCCGTTGCCGGCTTGCGCTCTGCTGGCTTGAGGGCTTTATTCTGCGGTTTTTTGCGGGTCTTCATTGTCCGATCCTTGCGGCGCCTGTCCGCTCATATTGAGCGGCGTCAGCGGCTCGTCTAAACCAGGCAGCGGGTCTTTTCCCTCTTCTGCTCTGATTTCATTTCGGGTGTAAATGCCCATTTCTGTCATTGTCCTGGCCCATTGCGCCCGGTCGCGCATTGACCCTGCCATTAGGTAGCGAACGTCGAATTCGGCAGACAGAGGCCCTTCGCCATCAAGCAGAGTCTCGTCGATGCGCTGCGTCCACGCCTTGTGCCACGGCGCCAGGGTGTGCCGCACGTGCGCGGAGAAGAAGGCTTCGCTTGATGCGAAAGTTGACGCCTTGTCGGAGTGTCCTACCATGATTGGGAACACGCCATAAGCTCGGCAAATCTCCTCAACTTGTAGGCGCCTGGTCTCGACATGCTGAGCGTCGACGCCGGTAATGGAGGTGTTTAGCCACTTGGCGCCACGGTCGAGCACGAGCGGCGATCCTGTATTTCCAGGGCCGGCCTTGCTTTTGAGGAAGGCGGTCAGTCGATCGTGCTGATCTGCGTTTAGGGTGCCGTCCACAGAATAGGTGCCGCCTGGCCGCAGGCCGTTAGCGTGCATTGATGCCTGACTCCGCTCTGTGGCCATAGCCAGGCCAACGGCAGCGCGGGCGAGCGTGACGGCGTTCATGCTGCCGAGCCAATCCCACTGTACGCCGTTGATTGTGAACACGTCGTCCGCGGGAAATTCTCCGACGAGCCCGAACTCATCCCAAACACGGTAGCGAAGCTCGTAACGAGCAACTCGGCGAACGTCCCAATTGCCCGGAATAACGGGTATAAGTTCGAGCGTGCGGCGCCTATCGTCGCGCACCTTTACGGACAGTCCGGCGCCCGTTAGAGCTGCGTGCATGGTCATCTGTCGACGCCACTCGAAGCTCGTTTGCCATTGGTTTGGGCGGCGCGTTAGCAGGCGGTGGGCCGGGATGTTGGTGGCGCGCTCTCTGGTGCCGTCTGGTTTTTCTCGAAAAATTCCGAGGTCTGGAGTTGCGCACCCGTCGGCAATAACTTTAACGCACGCGAGCACGGTTGCGACTTGCAAGGCGGTCTTGTCGGTGACGGATACGCCGGCAACGGTGCCGCCGTTGAAGCCGTCGATCAATCCGGCGACTTGATCATAGTCTAGCTGCGCAGCCTTGCGCCCGAGAAGGCGGTCCAAGAACTTCATGCTGGTTCCGTCTCCCAAAACGACACGCCATCTTTCGCAAAACTGGACACGACAATCCCGGCCGCCATCACCGCGGCGACCATCAGGTCGATGCGGCCGGTAGCGTGCTCTTTGCTCAATTTCCGGTTTCCGGCCCCGTCCTGCACAGTCACAGCATTGCCGGCGCACATCGTCAAGACCTTGTGCCCGTTGTGCGCGATTTCGTCGCTCAACAGCATTCGCTCGAACGTCTCAAGCGCCGGGCTCATGTCCTTATAGCCTTGTCCGAACGGCACCATTTCCGGCAGTTCTATGCCCTCGTCGGCCGCCATCTGGAGCAAGTCCTCAATGCGCCAGCGGTCATATGCGCACGCCGAAACGTCGAAGAACTCGCACATCTGCGACAGCTTTTGCAGGATCAGCCGCTTACTGATCGCGCGCCCCGGCGTCGTTTCGAGCAGCCCTTCGGCCTTCCATTCTACGTACGGAACGCGGTCTTTCTCGGCCTTGCGCCGCAGGTCGGCATCGGGCAGCCAGGCGAACGGCGCCATCAGCCAGCGCTTCGACGGCGCAGCCGGCTCGACAAGAAACACGAGGCCGGTAAGGTCCGTCGTGCTAGCCAAATCCAATCCGGCAACAGCGCGGCGGCCCCGAAGGTCTTCAAGGCAGTATTCGCGCCGGGATCCGGTCCAAACCTCGTGAGAAATCCACGGGTTCTCGGCGTCGGTCCATTCGCAGAAATTTAAGCGCCGCACCAATGATTCCGCGCTCGGCATCCCGCGCGCCTTCGTTACCTGCTCCCGGATGTATTTCAGGCCAGGCAGGTCGGCGTCCTGCAGAGACGGGTTTGCTTTCGACCAGCACGACTCGTCGTCGAAAGGTTCGTCCGACCCGTCCAGGGCGCAGATGTATGGAAAAAATGAATCGTCCTGTATCTCTCCGCGCGCGACCCGCTCGCCGTATTCGTGGTTCGCCCAACAAGGCCCGTTCTTGCCGGCCCCTGCGTTCGTGATCATCACGACGATTGCCTGGCGCCGGCTTTTTGTGCCAGCGCGCAGCATTTCCAGCACGGTGTTCGTCTTGTGCTCGTGCAACTCATCGACAAGCGCAACATGCGGCCGAGGCCCGCTCTGCCCGTCGTCAGACGAAATCGGCCGGAAGAAAGACCCGGCAGCCAGGTAGGCCAGATTCCAGCAGCGTTCGCCAGCGCCGGACTTGCTGATGCGCTTCCGCAGTTCCGGCGACTGATCGACCATCGCTACGGCGTCGCGGAACAGGATCATTGCCTGATCCTTCTTTGTCGCTGCCGAATACACCTCGGCGCGCGACTCGCCATCAGCAACGAGGCCGAGCATTCCGAT